ATTGGCATTGGAAAGTTAGGGCTTGACTGTGCAGAAGTATTTGCTGAAAAGCACGAGGTTCGTGGTTATGACATTTACCCACGCACCAGCGACACTGTAAAAGTATGCAGTATTGAAGAAGTAGTTGACCAAAGCGAATGGATTTTTATTGCTGTTCCTACTCCGCATGCCGAAGGGTATGATGGATCGGTTCCGTCAAGCCACATGACTCCCAAGGACTTTGGGCACGATGCAGTCATTGATGCTATCAATAATGTAAATCGATATGCTACTACACCTAAAAAAGTAGTGCTGATTAGCACAGTATTGCCCGGAACTACTCGAAACAAGTTTGTTCCACTACTAGACACCAAACATCAGTTTGTTTACAATCCTTATTTGATTGCCATGGGGTCAGTCAAGTGGGACATGGTCAATCCGGAAATGATCATGTTGGGCACCGAGGATGGCAACCTTACCGGAGTTGCTGGTGAACTGCGAGACCTGTATGAAACAATCATGCAGAACAATCCACGTTATGAAATTGGCACTTGGGACGAGTGCGAAGCTATTAAGATTTTCTACAACACATTTATTAGTGCCAAAGTTGGTCTGGTCAACATGATCCAAGACTTTGCTATGAAGATTGGTCACATCAATGTTGACGTGGTCACAAATGCTCTAGCACGAAGCACCATGCGAATTATGGGACCAAAATACATGACCGCGGGCATGGGCGATGCCGGTGCTTGCCATCCACGTGATAACATTGCCCTGCGCTGGTTAGCAGAAGAATATGATATTGGCTACGATTTGTTTGACACGGTGATGCATGCTAGAGAAATACAGGCCAAGAATCTGGCACTATTCTTGGTCGATCAAGCACAAAGACTCAGTTTACCAATTGTGATTCATGGCAAGGCCTACAAGCCCGATGTTGAATACTGTATCGGTAGTTACAGTACCTTGGTAGGATTCTACGTTCGCGAAGCTGGATTACCTGTGGTCTATGTTGATCCACTGGCTGATGATCGAACTGGTTGTTTAGACACCATTGATGGGCCAGCGGTATTTTTATGGGCGCACAACCGCAAGATCACTTACGAATATACCGGTAACACGCCCGATACACAACCCTACTGCCTAATACAACCCAGCAGTGTCATAGTTGATCCATGGCGTAAATTGCCATTTGATATGCCAGGCATTGCGGTATTACACTACGGCAACACCAGAACTTAACAAGGATCCCATGGGCCTATTTGATCGATTTAAAAAGAAACCGCCTGAAGTCAAAGCCGAGCCACGGCCCAAGAAAGAACCAGTTAAAACTGCCAAAGAATTAGCCACCGAACGAGGCGAACCATATGTGAATATTCTTAGCATGGAAGTTGATCCTGAGAATATGCAAACTGGTGCCTTTGAATTGGACTGGAATGACAAGTTTGTGGCCAATCTTGTTCGTGCCGGATATCAAAAAAATCCCAAAGATACCGAATCGGACATTGTGGATCGCTGGTTCACTGCTGTGTGTCGCAATGTAGTATTGGAAACTTACGAGCAGTATCAGGCTATGGATCCCGAACGTGATCGTGTGGTCAAAACTCGCAACATCGGCGATGGAAGATCGGAAGTATCATGATCTTGGCCATTGGCGATAGTAATCTATATCCTGCTTGCACAGAATCGGGTCAGCCAGTAGACCTTGACAATATGATTGTGACTTTTAGTCGTCAACTTTCAGAGTCGTTCAGTTGCTGGGCCAAAAACGGTGCCAGCAACTATTGGATTGAGAATCACCTAAATTATTTTTTAGCTGATGAAAGATGGGAACCCAACACCTTGTTGTTCGTTGGTTGGACCAGTTTTGAACGCGAAGAATGGCCTTGGTTATACAACAATATCAGTGTGTGTGGTGGACCAGACTTTGGCATGCCCGAACCAATGAAGGCTAGATTTAACCAATGGAAAACTGCACTAACCGGTGAATACTATCGACGGATGACACAGTTGTGGCATGATAGAATTTATGCCATGCATTTAGAATTACGCAAACGTGAGATACCACATCTGTTCTGGACCACCTATAACAATTTTGACACCATTGCCGAACAACAGGACTGGCACGGAAACTTTTACAAACCTTACGACGCCAATGGATGTATGGCCAAATGGTTTGAATCAAATGGCATTTTGGCCAATACCGGAGATCCATTCCATTATGGCGCTGATGCTCAAGCAGCATGGGGCACGGAATTGGCTCGCCATGCCAAAGAACATGTTCTATGATTTTGTATGTCAATGGTGACAGCCACACCGCTGGCGCCGAAGCTGTAAATCCATATGCCTTTGCCGAAGACGATCCTAAATTGTATCATTTGGGGCGACTGCCGCATCCGGAGAATCTCCAAGTCACCTGGGGTAAACTGTTAAGTCTTGCTCTCAACGCTGGATTTCAATGTGAAGCCGAAAGTGCCAGTTCAAATGCCCGAATACTAAGAACTGCCCGTGCTTGGTTAGCAGAACAAAAAAATAATTTACAAAATATTTTGGTTGTTATCCAATGGTCAACTTGGGAACGAGAAGAATGGGAATACAACGGCGTCACATATCAAGTCAACGGTTCGGGCATTGACCAAATTCCACAGGAAGCACAGGAACGATACCGTAACTATGTAATTGAACTCAACTGGCAACAAAAAACACAAGAAGCACATGACCTTATTTGGGCATTCCATCAAGAACTTGTGTCTCAAAATATCCCTCATGTGTTTTTTAACGGCAACAGTGATTTTGGCTCAATTGCAGATCGTAAAGATTGGGGTGTCAATTATATTGGCCCATATGATCCGGCCAGCACATATCATGCACAACTACAAGCCGCAGGTATTGACACAGTTGTGCCCGATTCTTACCATTATGGGCGTGATGGGCATACATGGTGGTTTAAACGCCTGCTTAACCACATAATGGTCAACAAATTCGTTTGACAAAATAGAACACATCTGCTATACTAGCAGTATGAAATATGTTCTTATCGATACGGCTAATATGTTCTTTCGTGCTAGACACGGTGCTTTTCGTGCTGCTGACACGTGGGAGAAAATTGGATTTGCCCTCCATGTAACCTTAATGAGTGCCAACAAGGTAGCCAGACGTTTTGAAGCTGATCATGTGGTCTTTGCCTTAGAGGGGCGTAGCTGGCGCAAAGACGCTTACAAACCCTACAAAAATAACCGTGCTGTGGCCCGTGCAGCCTTGACTGAAGAGCAGGCAGACGAAGATAAAATGTTTTGGGAAACCTATGATAATTTGACTAAATACTTGAGTGAGAGGACCAACTGTAGCGTAATACGTTGTCCGACCGCAGAAGGCGACGATATCATAGCTCGCTGGATCGCACTACATCCCCAAGACGAACATGTTGTTATCAGTAGCGATACCGACTTTGTTCAACTAGTAGCACCCAATGTCACACAATACAACGGTATCACTGACGAGTTAATTACTATAGAAGGAATCTTTGATGCCAAAGGCAAAGAAGTTATCGATAAAAAAACTAAAACTGCCAAAACAATCCCCGACCCGCAGTGGTTACTTTTTGAAAAGTGCATGCGAGGTGACAGCTCCGACAATGTGTTTTCGGCTTATCCGGGTGTTCGAACAAAAGGGACAAAGAATAAAGTTGGTCTCCTGGAGGCATTTGAAGATCGCAAAACTCGCGGATATAATTGGAACAACATGATGCTGCAACGCTGGACCGACCCAGATGGTGTCGAGCACAGAGTATTGGATGATTATGAACGCAACAGGACCTTGATCGATTTGACAGCGCAACCAGAAGAAATCAAAGCCACCGTAGATGCTGCTATCCGCGAACAGATCAGCCACAAGGACATTGGCCAAGTGGGTGTGAGATTTATGCAGTTCTGTGGCAAGTATGAATTGAACAAGTGTAGTGAAAGTGCCGACAGTTTTGGACGTTGGATGAATGAAACTTACAAAGGTGTGTTGAATGACCCGTGTTAAAGAACAGTTGATCATGTGGTCAATTTTGATTGCATTAGGTGCGGCATTGTCTGCACTGTTATATGGCATACATGATGTATTGCCAAAGTCAGCTGTGTATGATTGTCGCATAGCAGAAATTTCGCCGGACTACACACCGGCCATGCGAGAAGAGTGTAGAAAAAAACAAAAGGAGTCAACCCAATGACATTGATAGCAAAACCCATTATTGACAAACAATTTTGGATCTTACAAGAAAACAATCAAAAGGTCGGAAATATCGAAGCCTGCGATGGTGGATACCAAGTCAAGATCAACAATCAAGTTGCACAATTCAAAACAATCAAACTGGCGGCTCGAACTGCCAATATTGAATTTGCACCAGCAGTAAAAATCTCTCGTCCTAAAACCACAGTGGATCATGTGCATGGATATCCCATAGCTGGCCGAGTCTACAATCCCATGTGGGACGTTAGCCAACAGTTGCCAGTTTATACCAAAACCAACAAAAGTAAAAGTTGGTTCTCAGCCGGATGGTATAATGTTCGCAAAGGTCGACATTGGCGCACAGTTTTAGCCCCTAAGTTAATTGTGTTGCAACGATATCCGTATCAAGGACCCTACTATACAGAATCCGAAGCTCATGACAATTCATCTCGCTAAATTTGTTGAACGGGTCCAAGGCCAGCAGGCCCGTGGCGCTCGAGACTTTATTATGAGCATGAAAGATGCTCAGGACCTGCATGCTGACATCACCAGATTGTTGTTGGAACTTGAAAATTTGCGTGAAAATACCGCCAACTCCGTCCAAGAACAAGTGATTACTGTAAAAATGGACGGGGGATCATTCTAAAACTACCTATATTTCTAGATAAATAAAATATAGGAGTTTAATGAGATGAGCCGCCCAAAACCCAACGTATTGATTGAGCACACAAACAAGGCCACTTACAAGAGTGAGCAGGTGTTAGCCAGCGAAGGAGTGTGGGCTGTATTTTATGACAGTAAACCTATCAATCTTAAAACATCAAACCTGTTGGTGCAATATCCTGGGCCCAAATACAAAAAAGTTTCATTTAGCAATCCAGGGCATGCCAAAAATCTAGCCCGCAAACTCAACACACAATTCAAAACCGAAAAGTTTACAGTGGTGCTGTTGACCGCGGGCAATCAAATTTATCCTTGATGTGCGTGATAAAAGAAAACTCACAGAAGAGTTAATTGCACTATTACCTAGCGAACAGCGTATCAGTCTAGAAAGTGCTATTCCAAGTTGGTGGTTTAATTTGCGGCGCAACGGTGGTATGAGATTGACTGCTATGGGATATCAAAAATTTGCCGAAGATTTAGATCTAGAACACTACTCATACAGTATAGACAATCCGTTGTTGTTTAATCAACACACTATTTTGAAGTTAGATCGCAAAATGCAAATGCCCTACTATATCCACGCGGCCAAAGGCATACCCAAAGAGATCGTATTCTTTGGCAGTCAGGAAGCAGTTATGGTAAATTTATATCAAAACCTACAACAATTCCTTGACAACTACGAGCCCTAGTGTTATACTACACGTCAGGGCCGGTAGCTCAGTGGTTAGTAGCAGAGGACTCATAATCCTTTGGTCGAAGGTTCAAATCCTTCTCGGCCCACCAAACACGCTAAATAACATGATCGTGGAACAGCAAAAGAAACCCGTGGCACAGTATTACTATTTTGAACAAGAATGGGCAAGATTGGGCTGTGGCGAATTGCCCAAAGAACGTGATCATAACAGGTTTATAGAAGCACATGCTCAAGGCAATCCCAAGGTTGACAACAATGTTGTAAAAGGCTACAATTAGCACTCACGTTTAATTTTAAAGGAAGTAATATATTATATGGCAGTAGGTAAAGTAAAATGGTTCAATGATGCAAAAGGTTTTGGATTTATCACCCCTGATGATGGTGGTGAAGATGTGTTTGCACATTTTTCAGCAATCAATATCAATGGGTTTAAAACACTCAAAGAAAATCAAGCAGTAACATATGATCTTGTGCAGGGTCCAAAAGGGCGCCAAGCAACAAATATTGTTACCTTATAAATAGATAAAACGTCATTGTTGCCACAACAATGATAAGTAATTAATTAAAAGGAGTTTAAAATGGCAAAATTAGCAAATAGTTTGGCGTTTGTAGCAAACGCACAAGCAACTGTGGTATGGGGCAGAGAGTTGACTGACAGTGAAAAAACCGCATTGGCAAACGCAAAGATTTCTATAATTCAAAACGGAGCTCAGTGCGACGTGGGAAATCTTGACAGCGAAACACTTACATCAACTGTGTTGTTTTCGACCACAGCTGCAGCAGATAGCTATGCGGCCGTAGCACAGGGATTCAGCCCAGCACCAACTAGCGCAACTGTGCAAGCAGTTTAAGCAGTCAGTAAAGAATTGTTGTAATCCCTTCAAAGCGAAGGACTTCTGGACGTGGGTTCGACTCCCACCTGGTCCACCAGAAAGAATTCTTCATCTTGTATAGAGACAGACCAGTGCTATAGACTATACTAAAGAGTTCTTTCTAATGGGCCAGCCATGGTTTCGACAGGGGTAGATAGTGGCGACGGCAACACAGTAGGCGATGACTGTAAATCAAGCAAAACTTGTAAATGCAAACGCAAATACAGGCGAAGTAACTGTTTCTGGCAAGAACGTCAAGTTCTCTGCTCGCACAGTGAAAGCCGAATCTTTCGCAGTTTAATCACCGCGATAGGGTAATTATACCTCGTAACAGAAAATAGTAGAACCCGCTTCGGCGGGTTTCTTTTTGCAGTGACCGGTTGACCTAGAATTGCGATCCGTGTATACTTGACACTTGGTTAGAACTATTTTCAAGAAAAAGACAAAAATTAACAAAACAAGAGGTTGACAAGGTATAAATAACTCTATACAATAACACTATTATGAAACATTTGAACCATCATTCTTATTGCGCAACGATATCAGGGAAACAGCCTGTGCCGGCCTTTTGGTCAAGCACACCAGCCGCATCCCTAGATAGTATTCGTGGCGACATGAATTTAGAGTGTTCGGGGGTTATTGAATAATAGTAGCAAACTAATTTTATTCAACAACCCCGGAACTAAACACTCCGGGGTTTTTTGTTTTTTAGGAAAGGAAAAATGGAAAAGAACAAGATAGACTATACAAAATTAAATCAACGTGTTGTTGAACAGGTTTATGAAACTGCTTTTGGTAAGGAATTGACCAAAGAACAGCTTCAGAAACTTATTCAAGACAAGTTTGAACGTGCTAGACAATATCACGAAGCATTGGCAAAATTGCCGACGTTTAGTGTGAATTGACAGCACCAAGTGGTTGCAGGAAACGAGGTCCTGTGCTACACTATAAACAAGCACAAACGGGCGGCCTGTAGGATGAAACTCTTCTTCTAGAGCGAAAAATTACAGCGTATCGAAGCATTCTCAGGCCTTAGGGCAAGTGGGTTTATCCATGTAGAGTGCTTCGATACACACATTGGAAACAGTGTGTGAATGGAGATGTGGCAGAGTGGTTGATTGCACGAGACTGTAAATCTCGCCCCTAAAAAGCGCGGTGGTTCGAATCCATCCGTCTCCACCAAAAATCAACGCAACGGTGGCAGAGCGGCCCAATGCAAGGGATTGCAAATCCCTAAAACCGCTGGTTCAAA